GGCAACCGATACGGATCAAACTGGTCAGCGCAACCAGTATCGCAAACCTGCAGACCCGGAAAGTTTGGATCGGGCCTCAACACCGAATGTGGATACTTCATCTTGCACCTATCGCAAATTGCGATTGCAATATCAGAGTAACCACGAGTGTCAAGAAACTTTGCCATTATCTTGTGTAAACCGCAATATTTGGAGCAAAGTAAATTGGCGACTTGTCGCGTTCTTCATTTTCTGCTTGGCTCAAATACTTGTCAGCCTGCCCTTCAAGGTATTGGATCCGATCCATCCCTATGCCCGGCAACTCAAGGCTCATGCGGTGAGCCAGCATCATGATTGTTGCCTCATACCATCTTTGAGGCACCTCCAATTCATCCGTCAACGCACCAACATCATCAATTTGACGCGAATACCAGACAGTCATCTGAATGAACGGATCGCTCGGAACTGGCCACAAGTAGATCTTGGACTGCGGAATTGTTCGGTTAAACCAATACTGGAACGGCTGGTTGGCCGTAAAGTTTTTGTTTGGCAGATTGGTGTAGTCGTCCCGGTTCAGACGCGCCATCGTGATCTCGGTTGAGTTATTCCCAAAGAACAACTCCCGAAGGCTCAACGTACCTGAGATCGCCCGGATGCGGTAGTACGGGACCGTGTAGCCCGGATCAATGTCGTACCAAAGCCATTCGTTATCAACCCAGACCGTTGCTCCGGGTGCGGCAATCGTGGTCCATGTACTTCCGTCAGAGGAGCACTCAAATACCACGTTGAACGTGCCAGAAACGCCCGGCAATATGCCGATAGACCCAATGTAGACCGAAGACCCATAGTTGACCGAAAAATTCCCAGCAGCAGATGTCTGCGTGCAAATGGTGTTTACATCACCGTCATAAAGGTTTGAGATTGTCCCGCCAGCGCTGCTGGAATACGAGCCATCCGGCCTTGCCATCTTCCGATACAAGGCTTGCAATACGTCGTTTCCGCCAACAGGAAGGTCGTAAATGTACTTGTCCGCATTCAGACCGTACACTTTCTTGTCGATTGCCCAATACTGAATCCCTAAATTGATTAGGTTGGACAGCAAAAAAAACAGAGACTCACGAGCAGACACTACTTGCTCAGACGTCAATTCCTCAGCCAGCTTACCGGCTCGGCGTGCCCCATGGTCGATCAACTGCTGAACATTGATGACCGTGGTGCCAACAGTCCCTGAATACGCCATTTACCACCCCGGACAATTCCAACGCTGCATCGAGGCCCGAGACCGACTTCCCTTCTCACTCTTTTCCGCTACTGGACCCATACGGGCACAGAACGAATCACGCCTTGAACCCCCTTGGGGCTGAGGTGCTTTGAGATGGGATCCCGTCTCGCTATTGTACTTTGCTCTACCTTTAGCTGTAAGTCCCGCGCCTTGATCTGCAGGCAATTTTTCACCCCGACCAATTGCTAAAGATGGATTTTTTTTACCCATGATTTACCAACAAGACTTTTGAATTTTGCCGCCGTCTTTTATCTTTGCAGTTTTGGCAGATTCCTTGAAGGCTTGCGCGGTCGGAGCGCCCGGAGAACCCGGTTTACGCATCTTTTCCTTGCTGCCATTTGCGATACGTTCCTGTTTCGCATGAATATTGGCATAAAGTCCGCCGCCTTTCATTTTCTTTTCCGAGAACATTTTATCAACCATTTCCAACCTTTCTGGTTTAGTTGTTTCTTTGTTAATAATGCTCAGTCGTTCGGCTTTGCTTTTGCCTGAGTCGTAAAATCCATCTTTTTTTAAAGATTTGATTACTCCGCCATCATTCATTTTTTTATCAGCCGCTGCAAATTCTTTCCCCACCGAAGTCGGGATTCCAACTTTTTTGGCAAACTTTGGATTGTGAGCAACCGCCTCCATCAGGCGGTGCTGGGCTGGAGACTTGCTCGGCATTATGCTTGTGCCTCTTTCCAAGACAATCGTGCCTGAATGCTTGTAGATCCAGTCACCGTTGCAACAACGTATAGAACGTCTGGACCGTCTGGATACAAACCCGCTTGGGTTGTTGGTACGGTATTGTTCACGCCGCCACCCAAAATTGAATTCCCCAAGTCGCGCACGCCAGTCAAATCCAAAGTATTCAATCCGGGGTTTACATAGAACGCTGCCAATGATTCACCGCCTGTAATTGTTGCGCCGGTCCCGGATGATCCATTCACCGCAATCTGAGCCAATGACGATGTAAATCCATTGGCCAACTGCTGTGGAGAAGTGAACGTCGCTTGAGCCCCTGTTCCGGAAAAAGCGGCCGCAAGACGCCCGTTCAAAATCAAGTTGATCAATACAACCGCTGAAGAAATAACCGACACAGAGTCAAGTTGCAACTGCATACGGTTGATGTTTTCTTTTAAACCAAGCGTATCTGTCGTTCCGTTGTCAACTGAAGGGGCAATCCGAATGGCCATCAAAGCATAAGAGCCAGCACTTACGCCAGTTGACAATTGGGTTGTCATCCCGTAGTTGAAGATCAACGACTTGTCGTCATTGAACTGACCGTCCATGATCACTGACGAGCCCCAGTGCGAGATCGAAGGCACTGAGTCAGCCGTAGCGTACTCAATGGTCACAAACGCCGTCTGAGGATTGGTAACCGTAAACGCTGTTGCGGCCGCACCTCCAGTCTGGCCACGAGTTACCCCAGTCAAAGATGTTGCCGTTTTCCCGGTATAAGTAACGTACTCAATTGCACCAGCCGTTCCGTTCGCCGTAATTTTGGCAAGACCACTGGTGTTGAACAACGAAGTGTCAGCCACCGGAATGGTGGTGTCAGTCGTTCCAATTGAGGCCGTCAAATAAGACGTAGGCGTCAGACCGCTTGACTCATAGTGCGACGGCAAGTTGCCGGAACGCATATAAGCCTCGTACTGCACGTTGTTGTTCTGCACTTGATGGCAGTATGTCACCGCGCCATCTTTACCTCGGAACCCCCACCGAATCGACCCAGCGCCGTACCAAGAATAGTCGATGTACCACATCTGCATCCGGGTCAGATCAAGGTTGTACCCTGATGGTCCAGTGCCATCCATTGGGTCAAACCAAGTTGAACGCGAGTACTTAGTGTCAACTGTGACCGATATGATGTAACCGCCGTTTGGCGAGTTGGTGGCGTCGTAACTATTGCCGCGATACTCCGGAGAGATCGTCATGGACGTATCGCTGGCTATCGAAACAACCCGGTAAGACTGCCCCCGAATAACACAGAACTGTCCCGGCGTTAGCGCCGTAGTGAAGTTTGTGCCAACCCCGGTAACGGTTGCATTGCCCTGCGTGACTTGAGCGTACCCAGCCGTCTGGATGGTTGATGTACGAACAACTGCATACAACTGCTGACCATCAAACTGAAAAAAAATCCCGTTTTGTTGGTCAAAAATACCTACCGAGTTTTGAGCGCCATACCATAGCGTTGGATTGACTCGTATAGAATTTCCAGTAGCCGGAGTAGACGGAGGGGCGTTGGTTGGGGTAGTTGAATAGGTAAAAGTTGTTTTGCTAAACCCAGCGGATCCAATGACAAATGTGCCGTTGTATTGCGTTGGTGTTGCACCGGAAACTTGAATTGTTGTCCCCTGTGCAAGGTTGTGAGGAGTGGACGTGGTAACCGTTACAGTGGTCCCAACAGCCGTCAGAACAGGCTGGAATAGGGTTGGCTGAAGGGAAGAACCCGTAGAGAACTGAATACCCTTACCTGACTGATAACGGAAGTACCGGCGGGTCTGACGAATCAACTGCTGGTTTGTAATCGTCACGCCGGCGGAAAAAGCCACGCCGCCGTCATATGGACGAGACTCAACCCATCCAGCAGGACGCATATAGACGTTAACCTGACCGGCGCTGTTGGTTGGGCTGGTGACCGCCACTGCAGTCGTAAACGTAAATGTGCTGGCCGTTGGAGTTGTAGCAACAATCCATGCTCCGTTGACGTTTGTGTCGCTAGCAAACCCAACCATGTAGACATAGTCGCCTACGTTAAGGCCGTGAGGGTAGGTGGTTGTACAAAGCGGAGTTGTGGTTGCAGACGCAGTAATGCAGTTTGCGCCAACTCGGAATCCACAGTTGCTGTAGAAATAACCGGGGTAAACATACGATTTGCCGGGATTGTAGACGTTGGTCGTTGCCGTGGCATTAGCATCAATTAGAAACGAAACCGAAGTGCTTGCACTTACAGTCGTGACCAACCACCAACCATTGATGTTAAGGTTTGTTGCGCCCTGAATGAAAATTGGGGTGCCAACTGTATATGCGGCAGTGTTTGCCATAAACACCGTAACGGTGCGGCTGGCATTCGTCGTTTGAATACCTTTGTTTGAAGCCGAATTATCAACTGTTGTGTAAATCTGGGGAATGTAGTACGCACCCTGCCGATTGTTCTGCAGGTTGATCGATTCCCATTTGGTTGGTTGCTGTCCGTATTCAAAGTCGGTGTCGATCAAAGCCTGTGGCTGAGACACGCGCAACTTGTCTACTGGGTCATACGCAGCAGACCGCGATGATGTCTGCGTGCGGAGTTGGTTGTCTGTTTGGCTGGTTGGGCCGGTGTACGAAACAAGCTGCGACATATTTTACCTTTCTTCCAAAAATGGGGGCCGAAGCCCCCACCTGTTTTTAACAACGACCGCCGCGTTTCTTCATGACTGGCATCGCAGGAATTGTTTGGCCTTGATAAGTATCGGGACCATACTTCAACCTCGTGTCCATCTTTGCTTCTTTCACAGCAGGCGCATCGTCAGCATCGTAGTCTGCTTGCAATGCCTTATTGTTCGGTGCAACCCTACCGCCCTTTTTGTAAGTACCGGCAAGCATCGAGATTGCTACCGGTGGGGCTGCAGGTTTGCGACCTTGTGGCATCTGCTCCGGACCGCCGTCGTTTTGAACGCGACCGCCCTCAGCAAACTTTTTTG